TATCGTCTTCCAAAACAGGTGTATGCATTAGCTGACAGCATGGTCAGAGGCTTAGACATGAGGCAAGAAAAGGTGTGGTCACCCACCGATAAAGCTGGATCGGTTGTTTGGCACCATGATATCCTTGATGTGGACATAACAACTGGCGAGTGGCTCATTCTTGCAAGAACCAACAACATCGCAAATAGGATTGCAACTATGCTCAAGGAGCAGGGGTTTCTATTCTGGCGTGATGGTGGGGCTGGTTGGTCCATATCATCAAATGTGTTGAACGGAATAGAGGTCTGGCTACAGCTATGCAAAAATCAGTTTGTGTCTTTGAAAGATTTAAGGATCCTGCAAAAAATATTACACCCTTCTGTAATCACCAAGTCTGGCAGGCGCAAACTTACAAACCTAGACCCCGAAGCCGTTTACAATCTCAGCGATTTGCAAAAGTTATGCGGCGTGGCTGCAACGCAAGAAACCCCGTGGTACGATGCATTGAAAGTATCGGAGAACGAACGGATCTACATTACTTCTGTTCGTCGGAGGGGCGAGTCTATATTGTCGGGCAAACCGAGGATTCGGATATCGACGATACACAAAGCCAAAGGTGGCGAGGCGGATAACGTATTGCTGTCCTTGGAATCTAGCCCAGTCATAAAAAGGTTGGGTGACCCTCAAGAAGAAATTCGCACGTTTTATGTAGGGATGACCAGAGCTAGGAAGTCTCTGCATATTGTTGATTCATTTTCCAACTATAGGTTTGAGCTATGAAAACAAGGGAAGAATTCTTAAAGGAAGCAGAGCTACTGATCAATGGTCCGAGAGCCTTACAATATGGACCAGCCAAGAAGAACCATGAGCGCATAGCCCAGATATGGAACATACTGCTCGATAAGAAACTGCAAAGCAGGATCGACCCTGAAGATGTGGTGGCTTGTATGGTGGGCCTGAAGCTGGCAAGACTAGCCGAGGACATACAAAAGGATGATTCATGGGTAGACATAATCGGGTATGCCGCATTGGGTGGGGAGTTGATAAACGATGAAAGCTGATTTGTTTGACAACGAGGAGGAGTGGTTGCCTCCAGCCTCGTTGCCCGACCTCACATCGTGTGATCGTATTGCGATTGACTTAGAAACTTGTGACCCAAACCTGTTGACTCTTGGTCCAGGGTGGTGCCGTAACGATGGCTTTGTTATTGGCTTTGCCGTAGCTGCCGGAGACTTTGTAGGTTACTTCCCCATACGTCACAAAGGTGGTGGTAACATGCCTGAAAAAGTTGTGTTGAACTGGCTCAAGAAACAGATGGACACACCCAACATAGAAAAGATTATGCACAATGCGATGTATGATCTTGGATGGTTGCGTTGGGCTGGTGTCGAAGTCAAAGGCAAAATCATTGATACAATGATTGCAGCCCCTCTGCTTAATGAAAACAGGCGATTCTACAATTTAAACTCGCTTGCAGGTGAGTATCTTGGCGAGTGGAAAAACGAGAAGATGCTGAAGGCTGCTGCCTCCATGCATGGTGTGGACCCCAAGAGTGAAATGTGGAAGCTACACTCCGCGTTTGTAGGCAGATACGCAGAGCAGGACGCTCGTGTCACGTTGCGCTTATGGGATCGATTGCGGTCAGACATAACCAATAACGAAGTCACTGGGATTTTTGAGTTGGAGACATCGTTGTTGCCTGTCATGTTGGACATGAAAACAAAAGGTGTTTGTGTAGATGTTGATAAGGCACAGATTGTAAAAGTCGAATTACAAAAAAGGGAAGATGTATTACTTAAAGAAATAAAGGAAGTCACTGGCGTTGCCGTTGAGCCTTGGGCCGCTGCATCTGTAGCAAAGGTGTTCGACAGTCTTGGTCTTTCTTACAACAGGACAGAAGGCTCTAATGCGCCCTCCTTTACAAAAGCTTTTCTTGCAAATCAAACTCACCCTATCGCACAAAAAATTGTACGCCTTCGTGAGTTTAACAAAGCCAATACAACATTTGTCGAGACTATTCTTGAGCATGCGCATAATGGTCGTATCCATTGTGATTTTCACCCTCTTCGTACAGATGAAGGGGGCACAGTTACCGGACGATTTTCTTCGTCCCATCCGAACCTCCAACAGTTGCCAGCGAGAGACCCCGAAATTAAAAAAATGATACGGGGTTTATTTATACCAGAGGAGGGCTGCAAGTGGGGCAGCTTTGACTATGCCTCACAAGAGCCTCGTTGGCTGGCACACTACTGCGGTCAACTGACAGGCATCAGACGAGACCCACAGATTGATAACGTCATAGCAATGTATCACAAGGGTGATGCAGATTTCCACCAAATGGTTGCGGACTTGGCTGGCATCACACGCAAGGAGGCCAAGACAGTTAACCTTGGTATCATGTATGGCATGGGTCGTAAAAAATTGGCTGGCACATTAGACATCACCGAGGACGACGCCAAGATTTTACTAGACCAGTATCACAACAAAGTTCCGTTTGTTAAGGGCATAGCCGACATGGCTATGGACCAGGCACAGAAAAATGGTGTCATACGGACGTGGCTAGGTAGGAAATGCAGGTTTGATATGTGGGAGCCACGATCCTATGGCTACAACAAGGCACTGCCGCTAGAACAAGCTGCTAAAGAGTACGGAGGCAGAGGCATGATACGCAGGGCATTTACATACAAAGCCCTGAACAGGTTGATACAAGGATCAAGTGCGGATCAAACAAAGAAAGCAATGGTTGAATGTTACCAGTCAGGTCTAGTGCCCATGCTGACCGTACATGACGAGCTATGTTTTAGCATCGATGACCCAGAGGAAGTTAACAAAATTCTGGACATTATGACCACTTGCGTTGAAGGATTGAATGTTCCTTTTGAAGTGGACGCCGAGCTTGGAAACAATTGGGGAGACATAGAATGAAGAACCTTTGCTACCTTTGTGGGTCCGCCGTTATTTGGGGCGGAGACCATGATGTGGATGCTGACTCATGGTTTGAAGATGGAGAGTTTATCATAGAGTCGAATCTACACTGCCCAAGCTGTGGAGCATTCTATTTAATGTACCATCCAAAGCCAGAAGAGGATAAAAATGATGATTCTCAGAGACCTGAAGGTACTACCACATAGCTATCGTCAACGAAGTCCACGAGAATCGATGTTTTTATCTAGTGTTTTCAGTCATTTGCAAGTGTGCGCATACGGTCTACTAAACGTCTCGCGCGGTTGGGAACCTGCGTATACCACCTCGAATCGACCATCTCGTCTGCTGCGGCACTGAAGTTACGGGCATCTACGCCAGCCTTCATACCCTTGAACTTGCTGAGTCTGGGCCTTCCCATGTTAAACATCATATTTGCTATGATGTGCTGGCATTCTTCGGGCAGGTCATCGAAGTCAGGGTACAATACTTTGCACTCATCGATGGTCACAGCTATGTCCAACGCGAACAAGTTTCTCACTCGCTCTTGTTCAACAATTGTGCCAACAGGCTTACCGTACTCTTCATCACTTTCAGTAATTAAATGGCCTACACCACACGTTGGCAGAGCTAAATGGTCCAAATAGATCTCGTATTTGCACCCCTCATCTTCAGCGATTTCTTCGCGTAGCTTATCTTTGTTCATAACTAACCTCGTAATCTTTCAAATAAATCCCTGGTTCGTGGATCTTGAATCGTGGCTCCTGCGCTGGGGGCTTGTGATGTTTGCACGGGAGCCGCATCTGGCAGCGATACTGGAGCGACTCCCGTCGCTGCCGTGGGGGAGGAACTTTCCACGGCAGACACTTCAATCTCTGGCTCTTGTACTCTTCTGCTTAACTCAAAGGAAGGCATGCCCTCACCTTCACCTTCGGCCCCTTCGGCTGTAAGTTTGTATCGGCTAAACTCCCTTTGTAAACTCTGCAATCTTTTTTTCAAACCTTGAGAATCAAACGTGCGCCCGTTTTCTTTGTAAAACTTTCTTATGTCTTCGATGTCGTTCAAGGGAATATTTAATGCCTTAAACTTGCCAGCAATAATTTCGTCGCCGCCAGAAAAACTTACTGCCCTGGCTCCCTCTCTCAACTCAGCCCCTTTATAACCAAGCTTTTCCATGTTCTCTACAAGCCTGTACGCTCTGTTATATATGCGAAACTTGCGTTCGTTCTCTTCCTTGTAGTTTTCTACTATCATGTCAACGGGGTCACGGTCTCCCGTAAACGATCTTGTAAAAGCCCGAAGCTGACTATTAAAGTTTTGCTGTGGTTGTCTTGCATCCTTGTTGTGTTCCAAAGCCTTGTACAAGAACGCCTTCTCGGGATCTATTTTAACCTCACCGATACCCGTAAACTGACGAATTATTTCTTCAGCAACCATGCGTCGATTGCCTTTGTTATCCAACCCTTCTTCGTTCAAGAAGGGTGCAAGCAAACGACCCGGCTCAAAAAATTCAACATCACCTGTCTTTTGTTCCACCTCGGCTATGTCAATTGTTTCAGTCAAAACTGTTGGCTGAACGATGTCACTTAAATGGGCTATAACTTTGCCTAGCTTGTTAGTATCTTCTGACTTATAAATTCTTCGACCTGTAGGAGTTACGCCCCCACGAACTGTAACATCCAAAATTCTTTCCGTAATAATTGACTCTTCCGCAAACGGACCAAACATTTCTTTTGCTGCACCCACAACGGCATCTATTGCAATTTTAGATCCATCTAAATCTCGTTCATTGCCGTCGTTAATGGCATTAAACACAGCAGCTACAGGTCTGCGTAAATAGTCATATGGGTTGGTAAAGCTAAAATCTATGTACCCGCTGACATTACCTTTCTTGTCAACGCTAGTGGGTATCAAGGTACTGTTCTTACTCCAGGGTGCGGCAAGTTCACGCAAAGCTTCTATAGTGTCACGCGATAGATCGTTTGCGAACAACGCTGCTTCTTGAAGTGCGGGTCCAGTTCCCAAAACGGTAAAGGCAAGACCGTTGATACGGCGTTTACCAATCCTTTTCATTCGTTGTCCAGCTTCTACTTCACCCGCATCTATCATCCTTTGCCCTAGCTGAACTTCATCTATACTCCTGTTCAACGCATTCGCAGATGTGCGCAAGATCTCAGCAGGGAAAGCTATGAAGTTTCCAAGAGGCAGCTTACGGAGTGCTTTAATAGCTTCAGGCACACGTTCGTAGTTTGGAACTGTGCTGTTTACAATTTCTGCTGCGTATTGATTTAAACTCTTAAACCCTTGATCAGTGGCAAACTTCTCGGCACGAGCCACGTCTCCACCAAATGCATTGATAAGCTTGCTACGCTCAAAGTCAAAGTTGTATATCTTCCATATGTCATCGCCGCCTTGGTATAGGTCACGCAATCTTTTGTCTATCGATGAAAGGAATTGAGCGCCTCTGCGCCTTGCAGATTTTTGTGCTAGATCAACACCAAGCTCATCAACTTCTAGCTTGTTGGCTCCATCTAAACCAGTTTCAATTATTCTTTCTAACTCACGCAACTGCGCTTGAGTTCCAAGAACTCCAAGCTCCTGCAACTCTCTAAAATATGCGGCTCTGTTTTCAGGGGACGACTTCCTTATATTCTCAAGCACTAAGGCAACAGACTCGTAGACATTCGCACCTCGTCCTACGTTGCCATTGGCAAGGGCAAACAAAGCTGCTGAAGTTACGTTACGCACTTGAGTTATGGGGCTGTAAACTGTTTTTACTTTCTGCGCAAAACCTTTGCCTCTCAAAAACCCACTGTAGATTTGTGACAAAACTCTACCCGTGCCCGCTTCAGCAGACAACGCTCTGGTTAGGTCATTGAAAACAGGTCTACGAGCATAGTATTGTGTGGCAAGATTATCTACATCTGCGCCAGCAGCCAACGCACCAAAACCTGGATCTTTTAACTGCACATACTTGCTGCCTTGCTCAGAGCCTAGTCCACCCATTTGTTTGATGACGTTACCATCAACGATGTCTTCGCCACCAATTCTAACCATTGCACCACCTTGCGCCGGATCAGCAACCATTCTCCCAACACCCTGTAACAGAAATTTTTGAAAGTTATCTACTGCCACAGTCTCAGCTAATGATCCCACCGTGCGCACGAATGCCTCTTCCAAGGCTCTGGGTTGTGTAGAACCAGGTCTAATCTCACCTAACAGCTTCATCAAAACTTCATCATCTAAAGTTTTAGATTGAAACACGTCCCTTCGCAGTCGTTGGGTAGCAACTCTGGTGTAGTCTTCTGGCTTGCTTGAAAAAAACCCTGTTTTGTTTTTGTACTTTTTAAGAAAACTTTCAATCAAAGTATTAGCTATGTCAGGGGTTATAGCTGCGTCATCAGCCAAAGGCTCAAGCAAACTAGCTGATCTGTCCACAAACTTATTGTACAGGTTCCTAGCAGAGTTTGGGTTGTCTAACAAAAACTGAAAAACTTCCTGCCTTGTTTGAGCAAACTCCGCAGAATCAAAATATTTTTGAGGGTCGTCAAACACTCTGTATTGACGACGTAAATACTTGCCTAAATTTTCTTCTATCTCTTGTGTGATCAAGGCTGCTCTAGTTCTAAGATTGTCTGGCATACCTTCTTCGCCCAGTGCCTTTAGGTATGCAGAGTCCTTGGCGCGGATAGAAAGACTGTCTATCTGGTTACGCATGAGCAACGCAGGCTCACGTAGAAAATCTGGTAACGCTGTCGCTAGGTCATCCAGATTGTTTACATCTAGCTCTCGTCCTAACCCACCCTGTGATACTGGTCTTCTGGCCCGCACCTTTGCGTTTCTAACCATCGCACTTTGTAAAAACTCTGGCGATCTTGTGAGAAAACCGTACAAGGCATTCATAGATTCGATCTTGGTCAGTGGTCCAAAGTCTTTTAGGTTTATAGAGTCGGCCCGCTTGAAAACTTTCTTCATGTTTCTTTCAAGTTTGCGGACAGCATACGCAGCCTGATTGGCTTCGCTGTCGATGCCGCCTTGAACCACAGCCTTTGCTCTAGCAGTTTCCAAAGACAAGTCCCCACGAAATCTAAGCTTGGCCTTTACCCCGTCAACAACATCCGCCGCTGTTGAATCAGGATCTATTCCAAGCCCTCTGGTAATGGCTGGAGGTAGCTCAGACTTACTGTAAGCCTGACCCAGGCGGGTATTGCCTGTTGCCTCGGCAACATTTTTAAAAACTTCACGAGTATTTTTTGCGCCACTAGCCAAGACTGTGCCAGTCAAACTTAATGCGGGTTTAGCAGCAAGGGCCGTACCAGATAGTAGATAAGGAAAACCAAGAGCAACTGCACCAGCTTCACCACCTACCCTAAGTTTGTTTCTTAATCTTCTTAGAGCTTCGTCACCACCACTAAGACCAATATCTTTTTCTGTTAGTGTAGGTCCGCCCTCAACAAAATCACCTATTGTTGTGGTGCCATCCGTTGCTACGGCTGCATCAAAAACTAAAGCTGCACCAGCTTGTTGTGCATTAAATATAGCTTTCTGTTTTGTTGTCAGTGCTGCGGGCATTGGACCAACATCAGCCACACGACCTCGTCCAGCCTCTCTAATGGACCTGTTTAACTTGCCTATCTTGCTGGCTTTAGAAACAAGGCCAACACCGCCAAGGCCGGGTATAACAAACTGAGTTGCTATCTCTGCTATCTCTGCGGGCAGACCAACAGGATCTAGGCCAAGATACTCGCGAAGATCTTCACCAGCCTGATCTACGGCACGGACAGTGTTTGTGTCAAACACAAAGTCAATGCCCGAAGCACCCAGTTCAGCCACACCTTGAACTGCCTTGGTTGCACCAGAGGCTACGCCCTCTGCAATTTCTTGGAAGGTTCCTTCAGACTCGGTCCTTGGATCTACGCGACGATTACTACTTACAAGTTCAAGGTCTTTATTTTCAGGAAATCGTTCATCATACGCTGCTTTAGCAGCATCCTCTGTGGGGTACTTTGTGTCATCATATGTGATAAACTTACCCTTATATGTAATGGTTTTTTCTGCCATCGTGTATTTCCACTAAGGAAGTGTGACTTGAATTTTTTTAAGGAAGTCTTCTTTGTTAACTTGAAGCAGAGCAAAATCGGGATCTGTGGGCTGCTTCCCTGCCATTATTATACTTCTTAAAATGTTTTCACCAATTTCTGGTTGTTTGTATACATCCTGTAACATTCCAGGACTTCCAGCGAGTATGTTAGCTAACGATGGGCTTAGACCTTGTTGCTTTGTATACATAGAAAACTGCTGACCGTACTTACCTGGATCAATGTCCCTTTCAAAAATAAGCTTAACGGCGTCAGCCTCTGGCATGTTGTAGTCACGCATGAGGAATTGAACCTGCTTTATTTTGTCAGGTGTGTTGTTTTGAAGGGATTTTAAATACTCCAAACTAACGTCAAACTGTTTCATAACTAGGGCTTGTTCTGTAGCCTCTTCACGAGCCTCCTTCTGTAGACCCAT